AGCAGTGAGAACCGCCAGCGCAGCCTCATCAAATTGATTCGGGGTAATTAGCTGATTGAATCGGTGAGCTGCGTGATACACAAGAGCCGAGCGTATCTTCTCAAGTCGCGGGTCAACCGGCTTCGGCAGGAGTGCGGCGTTGCGGGCTGCAATGAGCCAACCTACCGCGGTCGTAATAGCGTCCCGCTCATTTCCACCATTCACTCGTAGCGAATTCCGGTAGGTGGCAAGAATAGAGTTGATTTCCTCTGTCGAGGCGTTCACAAGCTGAAGTTGCAGGTAGGGCGCGGCGGCACGATATATCTTCCGCGCGTACTCCCCATCAACGAATTTAGCTCCAACAGCAATTGCCCCTGCGTGGGCCGCCAGCCCGATCTGCAGCTCTGTCAGTTCTGCCATGTGTTGCCTCCAATTCGGTTCACTTCGCCTCCACTCAGGGGGCTATGTTGGCGTTCCATCACATCACCGATATCAACTTGCGCAGACCAGCTAGGATCACCGGAACCTGCAACTGACTCCGCGTATAAAGCAACCTGCCAAGAGTCTGCGGAGCTACGTCGAACCCGAACCAACGCTCCTGCGGAACGTCGTCGGGCTGCATGACTAGCACCTTCTTCTTCCACGCAGTCGATATCCAAGTCCATTCATTCGGAACGCCTACAACCAAGCCGGCCGATGCCAGCACCTGCATCCGCTCCTGTAAACTGAGATTCGACAGAATCTGCCCTTCTGTGAACGTGGCGTAATCCATCCGCTCACCGGGACGCCCCAGGAAACGCACCGTCTGCCCGTAGGAGCGCAGATGGCGAACAATGGCCCTCCATACCTGCCAAGGCAGCTTGAACTCTCCTGTGACCTCGTGTGAGCAGACGATTATGCCTCCATTCATCGATGGAGTGAATCCTGAGAATTGTGGCACACTGATCGGCTTGGACTCCAGCCCACTCGCCCGAGCCAACATCGCCTGATAAGTCTCCTTGACCGTAGCGATAGCACGGTATGCCTTACTGAAGTCCAGATCAATCCTATTTCGCGGCTTGGCACTCAACAAACCAGCCATCTGATACAACTCGGCTGCGTCACCAATCGCGTCATTCTCAATCGTCAAGATCCCCTGCGACTGACAGACCTGGATCGCCGCCACCACCTCCCACATCTCCGCATCTGATGGGATTCCAATATTCACTTTGCGCACCTATGCAGACGAAGCTCCCGAGCGCTGAACGGGCCGGCACCGCACTCGCACATCCGCAGTATGGCCTGAGGCCGATATCCGCCGACCAGCGTCAGCCGCGCCAGTTGCTCGCGCACAGACTTCATCTCCGCCTGTAGCTCACGATACCGGGCCGTCAGCCTGTCCCGCTCCAACAAAATCTTCGCTGCTGCCGTCTTCGACATAATGCCTCACTCCCATGATACAGAAACTACTCCGCGTCAGAACATCCGGTCGATGATCTCCACCAGGTATGCCGCGTTCACCTTGTCCGGATCTTTCTCCTTCAACTTCTCAATCAGCTGAAGAAAGTAAGCCGTGTCGACACCAGTGAGCTGATCCTCAAGCACCTTAATGTCCGTGAGATCCAACTCCGAAATCTGCATCGCCATCTTCAAGATCTGCCCAGCGTTGATTCTCCACCCGCGGCTGATGAACTTGCGCAGCCTGACAACTGAGCAGATGGGATACTTACTGCCGACGTAACGCAGCTCCTTACACAGAATCGACTCCATCGCCTCAGGCTTCAACACCAGCGTCTCATCCCAACTCGTCCAGTACGACGTGCAGTGAACGAAGTCGTAGTTCGCATGAATCTCGTCTGGCGTTCCCTGGAAGCGCAAAACGATCTGAAGCTTGTCGCTGAGCGTGATCGCATTGCTGGTCATGAACACCGGACGAAACTTCTGCTTACCATCCGATGTCGTCTGCAATGCCAGCTTCTCCGTCTCCTCGTGCGCGTCCATGATCTGATCAGGACGATCCATCACGTCTGCAACATACTCCTCGCCGACCTGCTCAGGATGCGACTCAAAATACTGATAGGGCTTCGCCGTCCCCTCTTCGCTGGCAATCCCAGCCGACTTCGCTACGATCTTGACGCGGCCATTTTCTTTATCGACGTAAAGCGGAACCTTGATACCGCCGGCCTTACGCGGCTCGAATTTGCCGACGTAGTACTCAGCCACCTTGACCGCAATCTCGTAGTCACGCAAGTAGACATCAAAGTCATTCACAGGTTCGCCCTGTAACATAGACGCGATGCAACCCCCCGTCACCACAATCGAGGCAGCTACCTGCTTGCGCAGAGCCTCGTCCTCGATGGACTCCAGCCAGGCCGTCATCTTGCGCACGATCACCGACTTAATAGACTTCGCCTTCATTCCAGCCATGTTACTGCTCCTCTGCCTTCGCAGGCTCTACTGCTGTCCGGTTATTCAACTCCCTACTAATGAACGTCGAGAGACAACCCTCGCCGCATATATGAATCGCCTTCTTCTTGGCCGCTACTCTGACAGTCCACTCAAAGACAGTGAACTTGCTCCGCCCCAGGCCTTTCATCGCTACACCGCGAAAGGCCACAAACCAACTGTTCGTTTGGCCCTTCTGCTTTGTGCAGATGTCGCAAGTCGGGATTGTCTGCAAACTCATACTGTCTCCTCACCACTCCAACAAAGATGCTGCCGTCTCACGGCCCAGACCGAGAATCTCAGGCAACGGCTCAGCAGGCTTATATGAAAATCCCCGCAACTGCTTACCTTCCACAAACGCATTCCACGCATACACGGTATATGCGTACATCGCCTCACGCGTGATCTTGTTGACCTTGTCGCGCGCACTGGAGATAAGACGATTCCTAAGCATCAGGATCGGATCGCCGGCCTTCAAATTCAACCCCGACTGGAACGTCGTGAAAAACTCGTCCGCCTTCTCCTCGTTGGTAATCGAAAACAGATAGTGGAATCCGATGGTCAGCGACGGTGGGAGCAACAGACTGCCAGTACGTCCACCGAGCATAGAATGCAGCTTCGTCGACTTACGGATACCGGGATGCTTGTCCAGCAACCGCTCAAGCAACTGCTTGGTCGAAATCGTACCCCGCGCAGTCGGTGTTCCGTGGAAAGCTCCAGTCGCATAGTCCCATACGAAGCGCAGACCCGCGGCCATATTGTTCCCGTTGATATCCCCGCGGATATGCAACACGTCGCCCAGGCTGCGCACCTTGCCATCATCTACAGTGTCAAAGACCTCGTCGTCGGCTCCCTTGACCGTCAGAGTGTCAAACGACACGTTGGCCTGAATGCAAGCCTTCAGCCGATGCTGCCCGTCAATCAAACGTCCGCTCTTGCCGAAGATGATAGGCTCACCGTTGAGCTTCCAACGTCCTGCCTTCATCTCCTGAGCGTACCTGTCGACCGTGAACTGCGACACCGGCCGATTGTTGAAGTTCTTGGTGTCCAGAATCTCGACCGCCTTCTGCGGCGTAATCATTTCCACACTGGAATACATATCAGCTCCTCGTCCACTTTCCGCTTCCGCTTGCAAAGATGACCTTGCCAGCCTCCCTCAGCTTCTTCAGGATAGGCACAATCAAGTCCGAGTACTCAATACCAGCGATCTGGCACAGCTTACGAGATCCATGCGGCTCGGTCTTGGAACACGCAGTCAGCAACTTGATGGCGATCACCTTGACCGGAAGCACCTCAATGTCATTCACATTCCTGACCTGCGAAGTCTGGTACCGTCGAACTTCGACATTGGTGTCGTCTATCCGCTTGGTCAGGATCACCTCGCCCTCAGGAGTAAAGCACGAGTCAGCATCGACCGTCGTCTTCCGCCCGTCAACAAACACCACCTCCTTCATGAAGACGCTGCCCGACATCGTAGACTGGAAGTGGAACCCGACACCAGGAGTGTAAGTCAGCGCGGGCCTCATAGCTCCTCCGCCTTCTTGAGCATGGTCAACCTGATGGACGGCTTGATGGCCTTGCGAGGATACCGCCGCGCCAGCCGAATCAGATACTGGCGAAGCTCCGCAGCCGTGGGATAAAGCCGACGCGCCATGCTGGACGCCTCACCCTTCCAGTCAACCGTGCGACGCAACTGCTGCACGATGACACACTGAAGCTGGCCGTAGCGCCGAACATCCTTCGCCTTCAACGTCGCTAGCACCTTGGCTGCTGCCGCGTCGTACTTCTTATCCAGCGCCTTATACTGCTCGTTGAGATCTTGCAACGCCTCGATCTCACGCTTCAGAGCCGACTCGCCTAGAGGCTCCAGTTTTTCTTTCTTCGCTGCCATATGGATCGCTCCTCACTCTCACACTATAGATGAAACGTGCTACGTCTAAGAATCTCCTGCTGCCGCTACTTTGCCGTCCCTGACAACCGGCCGCTTCATTGAGCCTGCGCGCTGGCAAGCTGGACAAGGCATCAGACCTATCTTCTTACCATCCGATCCCAGCTGTGGAATCGATCCGATATCCTTGCACAGACAACACCGCGGCGGATTCTTCATACGCTCCTCATCAACCTGTCCATCGTTTTTGTATCGCCAGCGCCCATCGCATCGTACAGAACTACACGATCCCGCGGCGGTAAAACAGTAGCATCGAAGATAGCCTGAGCCAAAGGATCACGCCCTGCCGCTTTCTCCCGCGCATGGAAGTCGTCGATGCACGCCAGAATTATGTCGGGCTGGCCATCCTTCTGCAATCGAGTAAGAATGAAACCGCGCTGCCAGATCACGCCGCCGTAGAACACCTTCTCCTCTAGGTAACGCTGAACAAACGTAGTCTTGCGCTCAAGGCGAACACGCTCCAGCCCGACACTCGACAGCTCCTGTACCTTCATCCTCTTCATATCAACGCCTCGATCAACTCCACCGCGCCCTGACCATACTTCTCGCGGATCACGTCCTTCATCGAACGGTCGCCCGACTTGATAACCTCATCATCGAACTTGGTGATGTCCAGACGATACGGCCCGAGCCAGTACTTCACCAGCTTGACTCCGAACACGTCGTAGAACTGAACTGCCAGAGCCGATATGTCTGCCATCACTGCACCTCTCCTGACCAATCGATTGCATTCCAATCCACATCCGTCATGCTATCGAGATATTCCTGCATCTCCTTGCGCCGGCGCTTGCGTTCCTTCTTACTCAACCGCAACGTAGGCAACGGAGCATCCCACCGGCGTGTGAAGCGCGGCTGAGGTTGCAGACCGTACATGATTGTCCAGATCCTATGCAGCGCGCCCTCATAACCTGATCGAATGTTGTCGGGATTCTCCGCGACCTTGTTCTTGAAATTGCTCCACGTCTGCTCCAGCGTCAACTCACTGATCACATGTGCCCAGACCTTGCGCCCGACCACCAGCCGATATCCGTAGTCAGCCTCACTGATCTCGATCACCTTCAGCTTGCCAAGCTGTGCAGGGAAACGCTTCTGGATGGCTTCAAGATGCTCCCGCATCCGGGCGCGCACCATAAGATCATCGCCAGAGCCGCCGACTCGAGCATCTGCTGCCGCGATTGAGTAGAAACCATATTGAGTGAACATCCACATATCAATTCCGTTCTCGCACTTCAGGGTGCGCTGTCAAAACATCCTCAGCTATCTTCTTCGCTTCCGCTAAAGTCTTAGCTGTCGCCTTCAACGTCCTCCAAACATGTCCAGTCCGATAATCCACGAACCTGATCCGTAACTCCAATCCGACCACATCATCACCGCGCAGACGCGGAGCATAATCCCGCCCATCTGTCGCATATAAACACACCGCAGTCCGTCCATCTCGATAATCCGCCTCAGGCCAGCCTCGATGAGCAAACGACCGATACATACCAGTCGGAGGTTCGTTCACTCGCCACTTCAAAAGTTTCGCCATCACGCCACCTTCAACAGAAAACTGTAACGCTGAGCAATCCACTGAGCCGCCTTCGCGTCATCGAAGCCCACCAGTAGAACATCCTTAGGCTCAGCGATCACGTAGTGAGCGCCAGAGCACTCAAACTCTATGGTGCCCATCCGCGCGCCGTAACGAATATGTGAAATATTCTTTGCCAAGTCACCGTAGGTCATGCTGCCACCCCGATCTCCGCCAGATGCTCGTTGGCTGCGATCACCGCGTATGCAAGCTCGAACTCTTCCTTGTAGCTCTCAGGCCACTCCGCAGCCTTGATCGCCTTGGTAAGACGCGCATCGATGGCTCCCGCTTTCGCGTCCCCATCGACGAACAACCAGAACATCGTCTCTTCGAGATCCGATACCAGACCGCTATCGAGATCCTGACCCTTGACCAGATATTTGATTGCCATGCCGTTCTCCTTGACCACAACCCTATGATACACCATAGAGGAAACGTGTCAAGTCTTTATTTTAGGCCATATATCAAGGGTTTTTGACGTCTTTTACATGCGGTCGCTGCCGACGTACTGCACAGACCCATCGGTGGGGTAGTAATTGAGCAGCATCGCCCGAGCCGCATGAGCGATGGCGCGCGCCATGACTCTGTCATCGTGGGCTCCAGGCGTCGCTTCAGGCTTGCCCGTCTTATTGCGAACGAACACCAGAGCCTCATCGATGAACGACTGATCCCAGATCAACTCCGGCGATTCCTTCACAAACCGATTCAGCATATTCAGCGCAATCGGTCGTGTGCGCGTATTGGTCTGGAACCCGTCGAACTCTACCGTCTTCTTCTCGCGCTTGATCCACTCCTTGCTCTTCATCACGTTCCCGTATTTACAGTCACCAGCCAAAACAAGGATCGTGGTTCCGCCGTCCATGTTTCTCTCAACCATGATCGGACAGTCGTTGTAGTAGCGACCGATATCGGCCAAGTCAAGTGCGAAGTCTTCGGGCGTGACCTTCGCGCAGTACGCCGCCACCTCTTCTCCATTCGACAGATCCAACACCACCGCCGCACAGTTATCCGTATCGCTGTTACTGATCGCTTTACCGCCAGCCGTATCCGCGCCGATCACATACCTGCGTCCAGGTATACGCTGAAAAAAGAACTTCGCCTCACCCGCATGGTAAGACTTGAACGGCTTGAACGTCTGCAACTCCATCCGACGCGCCACAAGGATGTCCCTGTCGAAGTAGCTCTTACCTGAAACGACGAACGCTGTGATCGCCGACTCAGGATACTTCTCGTCGAACTCCACTCCAGGAAACTGCTTCTTGGTTTCACGTCGCCAAGCAACCTGCTGCAAGTCGATGTGAAATGTGTCGATGAGCCTCCGCTCATCTTCCTGCAAGTCCGCTGCCAACTCTTCCTGCTGCTTGGCGTCGAGATGAATGGCGTACTCTGAACTTTCCCACCACGCGTAAAAGTGGGCCTTGGCGTCAGACAGCTCCGGCGAATTCATCGCCAGCATGTACTTGTCGAAAAACGACCCGACAGCCCCGTTCGCTGTACACTCCAGATCCAACGTGCCGCCCGGTACCAGAGCGCCGCGGATATTCGCCAACGTCGCCGCTGGATCTTTCGGCCAGCGCGCATACTCCGAGCCAATGATGTGGTGCAGCGTGATTCCCTGTGCGCCTTCCTCCACCTCAGCCGACTCAACCGACATCCTAGACTCGAGCTGATCGAAATAAAGTTCTCGTCGGTTGACGAACTTGGTATGCAACAGATTCTGTCTGAAACTGATATTTACATCGTTGGCTGCGTCGTCGTGCGGATCGCGTACACCGAACATCCGGTAAGCACGCTGCACCATGAGAAAGTGAGTCTCCGCCATCTCACTCTTCTGGCTGACCAGAATCGCGTTGGTTCCCTCATTGGTGATGACGTTCAACAATCCACGCACCAAAGCAAAGAATGTAGTACCACCCATCTGTCTAGACTTCAGCAACAGATTATTCTGCGCCAGCTTCTCATACAAGTCCTTCTGAATAGAATTGAGCATGAACGGCACAAGCCGCGTCGGCTGATCCAACTGTACCTTTGAGTCATCCTGCTTCTGCAAGATCCAAATCATCGCAGACACAAAGACAGGAACGCCCCAGGCTTTCAACATAGCCTGGAGCGCCTGAAGCTGATCTTTTACGAGAGATTTATCCGGTCGGACTGCCATTCAAGAATGATACTCGCCGCCGGCCGATGACGAACAGCAAACTAGGGCTCGTCCCTGAGATGCCATTGTGCGACTGGCCCACCCAAAGCACGCTCAGCGACCTGTAGCGGATCCAAGAATGACGTCATCATCTGCTCACGATCAACCAGCGCGCATCGATTCTTAATCCAGAAGAATTCGTGGAAGCTGAAATCATAGCCTTTGCTTATTACGATCCGATCCTCGAACGCCACAGACAATGGAAGCTCAGGCTTGCCATCCATGTCCTCGATCACTAAACGAGTCATATATCTCCCATCGAAAATGCACGGCGGACTCGCAGCTTATAGACGATATGTACTACTAGCTTTCGGTGAGCCTTGCGGCCTCTACGTCGCATTCGTTTTACGTCGAAATCAGCTACCCTGCCGCCGTGCATTATCCCAGCCAACGATCCCTTTGTCGGTATCAGCTCCACGGGAGCGACCCCAACAGAGCATTCCGCCTATCCGCGGTGCGGCTTTCCCAGACTCAGGATCGTCAACTTCTCCACCATAGATAAATCATTCGTCGTCTTCTCCATCCAACTCACCGAGCGATGGTGTGCGCTCCACCCGATGTCCGCAGTCAACCATACGGACAGTCATGTCGAGCGTCGACCTGAGACTGGCTGGCGTATGGTCATCCACCGCCGCACATAACTCATCCAACTCGGTATCAATCATCCGTTTCATCGCCTACTACTCCCCACAGAATACCCCGTAGTCTTGCGTAGGATGCCCTACGTCGAAGAGCTAGACCTCAAACGACTCATACACCGCTAAGCGTGACAGAACCCGCCTCACGATCAACTACCAGAAACCGCTCTTCAAGCTTTCTCATAAGCTCCGCAATCTTGATGTTGGCCTTGTCCAACAACACCTGCTGCAACTGCTCAATCGGCTTGGTATCAGCGTCAGCATAATCGATACGACCGAAGATACCGCCCTCTTCTTTCCAGTCACGCTCCTTGACCACACGGAAGCGATCCGAATCGTATCCAGGAATAGGCAGGCCGGCGAAGTGGTGGAATGTCACACGGTCGCCGAGACGCATCTCCGAACGCACTGACAAATACGCTCCCCTACTACCGATAAGTTTCTCCTTCCAAGTCGCCAGTACAATCCCTTCATGCGCCGTCTTATTCTGCTTCTCAGGCAGATAGATCCCGCCGACCTGCTGCGCCTTCTGACAGACCAAAACAAACACCCACGGGTAGATCGGTGTAAACATCGTGTTCGCCGCAAACAGCTCCTGACACATCTCATCGATCTTCGCTACTCGTTCCGCAGTCGTCATATTCCCCTCATCATTCTCATTACAGCCTCTGCATCGTATCCCGCGTTCATTAACTGCTCCGCGATGGCCGGTGCGTCGATTCCGTTCATCCTGCACTGCGCTACAGTAGGAACTCCGTTCGCAGTCGTAGCGACCACAGCCTCCAGCTTCTTCCTGAAAGCCACTACATCGAATGTGCGACCGACTGCCATCGCGTCTCCTAATGCTGGATCATTCCGTTCGGTACAACAATCAAATTCTTCTGCTGCTTCAGCGGAACAGGAAACCCAACCAATGCCAGCTGCGCCATCGCAATACCGGCGGTGATCGGTACCAAACACTTCGGGCACAACGTCTGCTCAGAATGCTCGAGGATCAAAACACTGGTTCCTGGCAGATTGATGATCTTCGGCTGCTCCAAGTCCGGGATAGTAACCGGCAGCTTGCATGCCCCGCACATTATCTCCATCACTGTCCTTCTTTCTCTGCCGTCAACGCCTTGTCAATCTGCTCCATGCTACCAATCCCCTGCGACTCATCCGATAAGTCCACATCTGCAAACAACCGCGGCCGACGCTTGCCCTTCGACACCTTCACCGATTCCAACGGCTCCGCTTCAGGCTTGGTGAAACCAAGAGCGCGTGACGTCAACCCGAGCAGAGATCGCAGAGTGAACTTGGTGCCTCCGCGATTATCGTCATCCTCAACCCGCAACACTGAAACATCTCTGTGTCCAGCCTTGCCTGCAACATACATCTGAATCGCATCCGTCGGAACAGGCTCGCCGGCCAGGGCTCGCTCACACAGAGCGCACCGAGCATTGATCAACTTTATATGTGAATCGCAGATGTACTGTCTGCAATCGGAGCAGACAATTCGATACGATCCGTCTTGGTTGCGTTGTCCTTGTCGACTGCTGCCTTCTGTGATTGCCATGCCAAAACCTCTCTTATACTATGCAACGCATCGGGCAGTCTTTCAAGATGATCCGCTTCACAGATCCTGTACAACGGATTCTTCCACTTGGACAACCAGTTGACCGCTCGGTCTTTTGGCAGTATCTCAACCACCGGCAATCCCATCGCTGCCGCTGCATACGTCTGCCATGACTGATGTCCGACAAAAATACCATTATGTTCTACCGCTGGATATATAAGCGAACGCTCAAACTCCCGTCGATCTTCGCGTACATCCAACTCAACCATCCATTTACCTGCGTCTGCACCAGGCGGTACCTGTCGAACCTTCGGATACGGCGGGGCTTCAACTCCGGCGATGGCCGCGCAGACCTGACTACAATGCTTCTCCGAGTTATAGAAGCTCAGTAGCTTCTCATCGGTCAACTCGATCACTGCATCAGGGAAGCCGATCTGTTCCCTGTCCTGATTCAACTCGATGCCGATGCGCTTGAAGAAATCCCAGTGCTCGTCCGCCATATCAGCCCAGTAGCGGAACTTGTACGTCGGCATGGTAGGCGTAACACAATTCGCCTCCATCTTGATTTTGTAGTTGTTGATATACATTTGCGCTGATGCCATCGCAGGGAACTGCAACTCTCTGTCCTTCGGCATCACGAATAGAATGTCTTCAGTCGCTGTCATTTCTTCCCTATCAAAGCAGGCTTAGCTGTACGCTTCGCCTCCTCCGCCTTCAATCGAGCATCCGCTGTCTTGAAACTATCCTCATAGCAAAACGGACACTGCTTGATCGGAGGCCGGCCGTCGCCCAGGTCAATCATCATCAACAGCTTCACCGGAAACACCCCATGCCGATCACATGTAAAAAACTCCGTCTTCGGAATGTTGCGAGTCTCGAACCACGAATAGATCGCCATGAACACGCCATAAGAGATCACTACTACAGCCGCGCAGAGCAAAGCTACGAACACTACAAATAACGCATTCTGCGCCGCCAACCACTCTGCCATCGTCCTCATAACGCCCTCACAGTCTCGAATGCTTCTCTCCATCCTGGATGCACGCGGTTGTATGAATAGAACTTCGTGAGTACATCATACATCCTCGCCCCTAAATCATCGCGGCGATCTTTGTCGTGAATCAACTCACGCAGCTTGGGCTTCCAATTCCCCTGACCCGCGCAGAGCAGCCAGCGCAACTCAGGATCGTGACTGGTGAAGTCATCGTAAGGCTTCACCCAACTGGCGAGACAAGGAATCTTACAGTACGCAGATTCCAGCATTTTGATGCAGCTCTTCGCGTCGTTGAACGGATGATCTGTCACTGGAGCCAACGCGATACTCCATCCCCATACCGGCATTCTGGCAGAGAACTCAGCCACTGGCGTCCAAGGCTTGTGATAGAAGTTCCTGATCTTCCTCATATCCGCGCTGGGATCGCATCCGCGGAACTCGATCAAGGCGTCAGGATTCTCGCCCGATACCGCATTCAACGCGTCATAGGTCATCGCCAGATCGCCGATATGCGAACTCGATCCGCTCCAGCCGATGATGAACCTGCTACTCTTCCGCGGCGTCGCATACAGCCGCTGATCCATCCAATTCTCAGCGACCACCACCGGCACATCACGTCCTGTGAAACGATTCCTCAGTGGCTTGACGTTGGCCCTGATCCGCTTCTCCAACGTCTTCGTAGATACGGTCACCAGATCCGTCAACTGAATACAAGCAACAAATCCTTCCCGCATCTGAGTCAGCGGAACATGAGCAGGATTCGACTCCGGCAGATCCCACACATCGTCATCCAAGTCGTAGATTATCTTCGACCCGAGCGACCTGCATGTGTTGATGAAGTTGTACTGAGCCTGAGAACAACACCGCTGCACCACGACGATGTCGCAGCCGGCGATCATGTCGAAGTTGGGCTGGTTGGCAAAGCAGTAGAAGCTACTCCCCGGAATATTTTGGTGGGGATAATACATTCTCCACAGAGCGCATGCGTCAAAGCCACGCGCCAAGATAGCAGATCGAATTCTGTCTATTCAGCACGGATCATCCCCCTTCCACTGAACTGCTAACCACATGAGTCAACGAAGAAAAAGGCTGTCTCCCCAGCACCTGGCCCTTCACAAAATAAGCATCTGCGATCCGCTCCATCGCTTCCTTCACCTGCCGCTCATGCATGAGGCCGATAGCCCTCAGACCCTTCAGCTCGTTCTCGATTATCTCGTTCATCTCGGACTACTCCTCTGCCTGCATAGCTTCAAACACAGATAGCGATCTCTGTTCTGCGTCGATACCTGAAAACTTTATCTCGTCCGAGCCTCTATCCGAATCGAACTTTGTTCCATCTGCACGCTCAATGACTCGAATGTAATCTACGTCCGCCAGTCTATAAAATATCTTCCATACGCCGTGGCGATAGTAGTCTTTTTCGCGCCGCAATTCTACGAACTTAATCATCGTGGGCTCCACTTTCCGCCGATCACTAACCGGCGTCGAACATTCGTCTGAGACTCCGGTGACAGATGCGTATTCATAAAGTCCACTAAAGCCTGAAATTCTTTGCCTGTCAGAGTCGATTTGACCCAGTTACAACTCTGACAGCAGAATACGATGTTGTTCAAACCCCAGCCGCCATGCCGCGAAACAGCCGTCGCATGATCCGGCGTGAGCGTCTTGACCGTCAACTTACACTCGCAATACCAGCACGGCCCTCCTAAAGCCTTGGCAGCCCCCTCACGGAACTCCTCGAGGCTGTAAGACAACTTCGCCTTCGTTATATGAAAGAACTCACGCATGCGAGTCGTCTGCCCGTTGTAGATGCTCAACGTCCGCCGCATGAACGCAGACTGCTTCTGCTTACCGCGCATCTTCGCGCGCTCCTCCACTAAGAGCTTGTTGATCGCCGCCTTGGTCATCTTTACCGGCATGTCATATCTCCAGGATCGCGCCCCTCGATCCAAGCATACCTCGCGTTGGGCGTATTCGGAATCATGCCCGTCTCGGATAACAGTTCCGATGCAATCCTAATCTTCAGAGCGTCCGATCCCATACGCGCATCCCGTAACAACGTCAAAAGATTTAGAACAGACTCCGTCATACACTCACCTCCGTAGACCCAGGAAACTCTTCTTCCCACGCCTGTCGTTCTTTCTCTTCTCTCAACTTCAGGAACATACGCTGCTTGTTGCTCACCGCGCCGTGTTCCGCGTGGCCCTTCGCCTGAAGATTGCGGCCACACTCGCCCATATTCAATTTGTTCCCGTCCAAATGATGTACGTCCTCATCCCGTCGCAACTTCCTGTGCAACTTGGCCTCAAGCACCAGCGTCGCCACTCGGACATCTCGATGTGGGCCAGCCTTGATGACCAAATATCCCTTCGAGTCTACGCGAGTGCCGCCGGTGAACTTCAATCACTCCTCCTCGAACGCAGTCCCATCTTCTGTCCGATGATAGACGCGCTTGGTGCAGCGTATCTTATCCAGCAGCTTCTGCTTCCTACGTCGAGATGCCACACCGATACGCCGCACAAACCAGAGATACCAAAAGACTGTCAGTGCGATAACGATCAACTTCATATCTTCAACTCCTTCATCACTAAGTCTCGCAACTGATCCGCTCTCACCCGAGCCGGCTGCATGTATATCAATGTAGTGGTTTTGCTCCACGTCGGCGCGATGAACGGGACTGACGATATCGGAGGCCACAAGATTAAAGTTTTACATCCCAAAGCCGATGCGATGTGGCCGATTCCGTTGTCAACCGTGATCACCGCAGTCGCACCTGACAGATTGAGAACCAGCTGTCGCAATGATTCAGTCGTAACCAACTTAACCGGCACACCCGTCCATACATCATTCAGGCCATGCGACACCACCACATCCAAATTCTTCGAGTGCAGCCATTCAATCAACAGCCCCCAACGCTCAATGTCAGGCGTCTTGTTCGGCCTCATCCCCATCTGCCGAGAGCATGAACGGGAAAATGGCGATATCACCACATACGGATGTACCTGAGACGGAATAGGCGGAAGACCCTTATCGCCCCAGCGCGCCCTCCAGTAAGTCAGCGGAGTGAAATCCCCCTGCCAGTTACTACTGTCCACGCCCATCATCTCTGCGTAGCATTCCGAAATGTGCAGATACGATCCGTAGCGCAACAAATGCGCCGTACACATCCTCGATGCAGCGCCGGCCGATAAATCAACGTCAACATGACCGAGCGTACTGACATCCACCACCCGCACCGGCGTACCGTCAAACTGACGTCGCACCATCTCGCCCGACATGTCGCTGCCGACGCCGACTACGATCTCTCCCCCAGGCCGCTGCATGCGCAGGTCAGCGATCGGCTTCAGAGTGTAGATCGTGTCTCCGAGTAAATTTAGGTTCTTGATGATCATCGGAGTCCTACTTGAGCAGCGTAACTTTGTCGAGTCGATAACACTGAATCATACCGTCAGGATTCCACGTCACAACGATATCAGCATGCAGCCCCTGCCACAACGGAACTGGCCCGGTACAGAAATTCAACATCTTCAAGTCTGACGTTCCGTTGTCTTCCTTCACCGTGAAGTCAACATGATTCATCTCCGACATCACCCATATCCGCTTAGCCTGAGGCTGCGGTGCCTGAGACGAACAACCGATAAGAAACAGCGCCAACACAAGTCCATACTTCATATTATACAACCTCCATTAGCTACCCCGCATCCGACTGAAGCTGAGGTACCTCAAATGCACATCACTGCGCACGTCGTTCTACTCGTTCTTGCTGCGGTCTGCTTCGTCATAGCCGCCTACCAAGGCAACACACCACCGTGGCCGCGTCCGAGTATTGTCGCTCTTGGACTTGCCCTCGGCACAGTGGCCCTGCTCGTCAACTAACTCCACTATAGAGAAACGGCGCATCGTCTGCGCCGTTTTCCTGTCTTCATTGTCCTGAGAGTTACTCAAGGAAACCGTACAACGGCTCGATGGTAATTGACAGCGAATTGGTCACGCCCGTCTGATCGGTGTAGTTCTTGAACGACTGGCTGCCACTAGCCGCCACCCTCACCACGTTCGATGCATCCTGTGACGCCAGAGCCGCATCGATCACCGCGGCCGCAGCCTGACGAACTGTCTCTTCAGGCTCAGCGCATGGGTTATTTGCGAATTCAGTCGCACACTGTGTTCTTACCGCGGGAGCCTTGCCAACGTACCCTATTCCCCAACTCATAGTCTTTCTCCTTATGGAACGTGATTCTCAAACAACTGCTGGCCCCAGTACAACGGCTCGACTATCTCAGTTGTGCCTTTCACATACGGCCAGGTTCTCCTGAGCTTGCATCCAAACGTCTTACATGGCACCGGGAACAGGAACGCATGAAACTTCAACTGAAAGTCGGTTGTAGTCGCGCCGAAGTTGTAAGTGATCGTCTTAGCGTTAGCCTCAATAGGCGGTAGACCCTCAAGCGCAGTATCCGCATCCGCTATCGTGTCGTCCAGGTGCCCGAGCATCAAATCAAACTGTGGCTTCTTCGCCTGAAAGTAATCCGTGCCAGTAGCCAGCGATGTATTAGCAGTGCCCAACAACGTGGTCGCGGCCTTCGCAGTACCGCCGAACGCATCCACCGCATCACTAATAGGCTGATTCAGCCTCTTGAGAGAATCCACCTCTCCGGTGACACTATCCCCGATCTTGTCCAGATTCTGTACCGCCCCAGCAATCAAGACACGGGACTGCATTACAGACTCCGCCCCCTGAGCAGCAAGGATACCTGTGTTCTTGGTAGTCTGTCCGACCTGTACCAGAGTCCCGCACACGACCTGATGCCCATTATCCTTACATGGGGCGTTGACCGTGTCGAGAGCCGTCCCCACCTTAGCGAGTATCTGCGCAGATCCTTGGCTGGTCTGCTTGATGGCACCACGCACCGGCCATAAGATCCAAACAAGGCACGCCCCAACCACCGGAACGGTGATCAGGGCGATGTCTCGAAGCGCTTCATGTACAGTCTGGCGGGTCATGATGGACTCAGTCTTGTAGCAGAGAGACATCGGGAGCAGGAGGCTCAATGCAGCTCCTCCTGCTTTCTCCCGTCTGTTCTCGGGGGTCAACGCGGACGCCCCGAGTGCTGATCGCTGAATCCAGCGACTAGGTGGTTGCTGGCGGCACGATTGCCGCGGTCACCTGTGCGACCGCATTGATCATGGTGTCAGTGACGCCCTCGGTCTCGGCCAGCGTACCCTGCTGCTTAAGATCGGTGACAGTGCCGTCGATGGCCGCAGCAACGGCCTGTGTAACTGCCGTCGCCACATGCTGATCTTCTTGAGCCAAGCCGGCATCAGCGACACTCTCTGCGCCGGTTAGGACGGTCAAAGCAATGCTCTGCTTCGTAGCCCCAGGCTGATTTGCGGAAGCCAAGCCCGTCTCGACAGCCTGCACAGCCGGCTTGACGAACGGAAGGATCTTGGCAAGGATGGTCATAAATCTTGACTCGAACGATTTGAAATCCACTGGAACACCTCATGTTGAAATAGTAGAACCCTGCTGCTGCATACTAATCACTAGCACTGCCGTCGCAGCAGCGTACCTCATCACCAGCTCTGCGTCCGGCTTTGGTAAACCCTTACTAACGACGAAAGCGTTGAGATCGCGTGTGATGGTTTGCATCATCACAGCCGTCTGCACTCCAGTCCCATTCAGCCTGCTGGATACCAACTGACCGGCCGCTACACAGATATTGTACAACGGCCCGATAGCAGGCTCCACCAAATCTACGCCCGGCTCTGCGTCAGCCGCAACCGTAACAGTCGTAGTAAAGATCCGCTTGAATATGCTTACGAAGCTCATCAGTTATTCTCTTTGTCAGCGGGCAGCACCTTGTTCGACTTCGTCATGATGTAGCTCACTACCTTGTCAGACATCGCCCCATACAGCCCAGCAGTGGCAAGCGTCAACGGGAAGTAGCGCGCGACGTTGATTCCCCAGTTCATCAGGATGTACGGGTCTCTCCACCACAACCAAAACAGACACGAAGAAAAGAAAAGGGTATAGAGCAACGATGCCACATGCGCTTGCAGATATGCCCAGACGTTATGCCAAGGCGTGTACTTCGACGATGCGAACAAGTCCGCGCGCATCAAAATCGACAGTCCCTGCCCGAGCAAGAACATCAGCCACATCACGAAATATCCCTTGTGCTGCATACCAATCCTCCCTCTCCCACCTGTAACCGACTACCACAAGGCCCGTCGTCTTGCGTAGGATGCCCTACGTCGAAGAGTTATCGCTTGGATGCAGCCTTTACCCGCCTTGTGCACCTTGACCGCCTTGTGAGCCTTAGGTGCCTTGGTCGCCTTTGGGAGCTGCAAGCCCGCTGGTACCTCTTCTGTCGACAAAGATGCGCACACAGAATGCCACCAACCTAATACTGCTAATCTCCAATCCTTCATGTCATCCTCCTGATTACAAGTCCGCAATCGTAGACGGTGACCATAGATTCGGATCCGATCCTTTACTATGGTTCACCATCGTTGGTCTGCCTTGGTTCAACGTCTTCTGAATGATCTCTTTCATATCGCGTCGGGCTCGCTTCTTCTTTCTCTTCGACGACTTCTTCTGCCATCCCTCTTGCATCGTGTCGGGCTCAACCTTCTTCGGATTACTGAGACTCGGCGGATGATTCGTCGGAATCGGGCTCGGAGCCTGGAACACCTCGAAATGGTCGCTGGCCATCGGGGTGGCAAAGCTGCCGAGAATGATCCGCTGTCCTAAATTCATAAGTCCTCAGAAGTACGACAACACCTTACCCGATTCCTGCTGCACTCTACTACCGATATCCGATAACGATTCATCCGGGCCATGCTCTACCACCTTCATCTTTTCTGGTGGTGCAGAGTAATGATGTCCAGATCGTGATTTATAAGCTGCCGACGCTGCCGCTTTTTTCTGGTTCATTAACACCTTAGCTGCTTCTTTCGTAGGGATACCTTTCACGATAGCACCTGTGCGATGTGTGACAATAGCAAAGCCGCCACCAGCGTGACGACCGCTGCCTGGGCCTCCAGCTTGCAGCACGATACGCTGTCCGAGATTCATCTCAGCTCCTTCATGATGAACAATCCCTCCGGACTGTCGAACAGATCTGATACATCCTGAGCAATCTTCTCGTCGACCGGCAACGCGCGCTTGTCGCAAGTCTGCGCAATGTGAACTGTCTCATGAATCATCGCAATAGCCTGTTGCTTAGGCTGCAACTGCGAGCTTATGACAATCCTGCCAGCCATCATACCGACAGGGCAAGTCACAGCAGCCGCAACAGGAGTCAACGCGATCCCATTCTTACTTCGCACCGGGCCGAACACATCCTTCTCAAACACAACCGAGTAGCTGCCGCCAGCGATGATGACGGTCGTATTCGCAGGCACAATCAACTGTGCCTGCGTCCCCAACAACGCGAACATCATCCATGCAATCACCTTACTCATGTCTAGACCTTGAAGGACGCCTTCTTCTGACTTCCACTGTCATGCATTTTGGCATGATTGTGTCCAGTGGTGTGATGGGTATGGGACGTCTTACCCCACGCCTTCATGTCCGCCGCTTTCCATTGCTTCGGCAACTCATCAAGCACGCCCAACTTCTTCGCATGCTTGATGATGTGCGTCTTGGTAGCAGCAGGATTCTTGGCACGGCCGATTGACCTGACCGCGTTCCTGACATCCTGCCGGTTCTGAATCGGAAATCCGCCGTTCTTCATCGCCGCGCCAGTCTTCGCCATCTTCTTTCTGGTCTTGTCTGAGAAGTCGCGGAACTCCATGAACTCGCCGCCGTTCTCGTCCGCCCAGGCCACAAAGTCGACCGGCGAGATCCCAGCCTCTACCAGAGGCCCAAGAATCTTTCCTGCATCCGACAGATTGACCGGATAGAAGTCAGGCTGCAATGGCTTGTACAATCCGTTCTTGATCGCAGCCAACAACTTGGCTACAACCTTGTCCACGTTGGCCGTGTTGCGAATGACCATCCGCACCAGATCCGAATTCTCTCCGCCGCGGCTGCTAACCTGATTGCCTGCCAGAGGTAAAGGATTCTTGACCTGCCGCATTCCATCCTGTGTCCGTGGCATCCCCGATCCGCATGCGTCGACAAACTTCTCCTGCACCTTGACCGAGTCGCCCGACAAAGCCACATTGCGTCCAGTCGGGTCAAGCGCGAACGCCTGCCGGAACTTCTGTCCGCCGAACTCGTAGATCAAGTAGTTCTCGAACGGATAGACCTGGACGATGTATGGCCAGGGCTGTCCAGTGATGGGCTGGTTGTTGCCGTAGATCTTGACCTGGATAAGATGGGACAGCTTCTCGGTCAACTCACCGCAACCGATAGCGTCGTCGGCGTTGATCTCGATAGCGCCACGCTCCACCCAGGCCATCGCATCCAACACGCCATGAGCAATCATGTGATTGCGGCGATACGCGCCAGCCACCACCACAGCCTCAGGATAGTATCCAGTCGCAACGATCTCTCCGTAGTGCTTGCGGTTCTTCTCGATCACGATCGGCACGTTCAAACGATTCTCAGCCGATGCCTGCATCTCGCGTGGGCATCCCACCCTGATTAAATGCACGCGCACCAGGTCATAGCTGTGGCCGGCCTTGAATGCTCCGACGCTGTCGCCGGACACTGAAAGCAATTGAGCGATGGTATCGCCAGTTAGCGAAACTCGCATGATGTTCCTCCTCCGCGCATATCTATCCGGCCAAACCGGAGCCGCACCTAATCGAATACCTACCCGTCGCCATTATGTACCACTGGCGGCGGCTAGAAACAAGTTTTTCGTCCAATCGTTCCGAGCATCAGGAATCCCAGCACGATGACACTGAGCCGCCATCGTCGTGTAATTCTTGATGTCCACCGCAGCGTCAAACCGCGGATAAGCTCCTCTCAACTCCGCATCGCCAAGATTGTAGTCCATGTCGATCAATGCCAGCTTCACTCCGTCCGGCAAAGAATCGTAGTCTGGATAATCCCTGCGCAGATCATTGTCAAACTGCGTCACCACTTCCCTCAACAGAGCATCGATGTCCACCTGAAGCAGGTAGACCGACATCAAAGCCTTGTATCCGCCGGCCGCGTATGCCTGACCAAACGGTAAGTGCTGTAAACGATTCCAGTCCGCCATGATCTGCTCCAGCGTCGCCGGCACATTCTCACACTGAAACGGATGCGCTCCGTTCAACGTCACACATGCAGCCAAGCTGGGAATCATCTTCCCGACGCCAACCGTCACGTTTCCTCGCGTGTCCCGATAGAGCCAAGGAATCGATCCCTCGAATACCTTCAACTGTCCGACTGCATCATCCAAGTAACTCATCACTCCCCCGTTCGTGAAACTGAAAGAATGCATTCGCAGTTATGTGCTACAATCGAACCTGCCAAGTACCAACCATTCCTAGTCTCGAGGTTATAAACATGCGAACTCCAATCTTCAACGACTCTGAGATGCGCCGGTTTCACAAAGCGCATGCAAGAGGCGAGACAATCCAACACATCGCAGCGCGCCTCGGCGTATCCCGTACCGTCCTTCAATACGGATTCACGCGCATCTGTCTCCCTATCCGTAACAGAAGTGACGCCCAGCGAATAACATGGGAGCGCAGATCTGAAACAGAACGCGAACACATGACCAAAGCCGCCCACGATGCGATACGCGGATCGAAACGCTCTGCCGATGAAGTCAGACAGCGCGCGCAGACCCATGAACGCACTCAGACTACCACGATCAAGTCGTCCTACGAAACCGAATTCAGTTCCTTCCTCAAGCTCCATAAGATGAAGTTCATCTGGCAGAAAGCTATCGACGTCTACAATATCGACTTCGTGGTCAACTCCCGCGTCGCCGTGGAACTCTTCGGCGGTGGATGGCACTCTCACCCGTCGCATATGCATCGTCATCTCCGCCGCACTAAAACAATCCTCGAAAGTGGACTCGATCTGCTTATCGTCTGGATTAATCCTCGCCGTCAGTCTCTTGAAAGCAGCTTCATCGATGCACTGCACCAGATCGTCTCCCTGCTGAAGCTCCACAGCACTAACCCATCCGCGCCTAGTCAATATCGGGTGATTCGGAGTGCAAAGTATTTCCCCATATCCAGGGACATCAATGACAACGACTTTCCCGTGAAACCTCCTGCGATACATCCGAGACGTCCCCGAAGCAAGAACCCCAACTGAACCTGCGAAACAATTCAAATGACCGAGCGGTGCGCTGTCGCCCGATGAGAATACTTCCTCCATCGGAATCGGCCCGTCGTCTTCATTCAACGTACAGATTTCCTCGCACGGCGAATCGCCTAAACATATCCAGCTCTTCATCATGTCCTGCCCGTTCAACACCTGATGCATTCCGTCGTAGTACGCCTGCGCTGCTTCAAACCTTGCTGCACGCTCCGCCCGAGCTGAACTGAGAGCAAAGTCACTCGATGGATTCGCCTTCAGCCATCTCTTAGACGTCTTCAACATCTGACCACTAACCAACTCCGCTCTTTGCTTCGCCAGAGACTCTGCTCGAGCAATCATTCGATTCCCAGGAGTACGACCGATCAAATGCCCCGCATCCTGATAACCGCCGATCATCGATGCCCGAATCAATCGGGTCATTGATCCTACGATCGGTACGCCCGACTTCAAAGCTGTCGAAATCGTTCCTGTCTCCATTGCCAAATCTACTGCGTCGAAATAATTACCTAATGCATGCGAAGCCATCGCAATATTCGGCCTCAACTTCTTCCAAGGTGAAAACAATAACAATGACAACATCGCCGCTCTTCGTTCGCGCCTCTTGCGCTTAGCGTCGTCTGAATCGGCATGCAGTCCACAGCACATCTACAACCTCACTTCTTCACTCCCGATGATGTGCTCTTGGTGTTTGTGGTCGAGTAAGAGTCGTTGCCGTTGCTGTCGGTGTGCGTGGTAACGCTCTGACCGCTGATGGTCATGGCTTGTTGCTGTCTGGGGGAAATATAATCGAACAAACGAGACCCCGCAATCGGAAGCAGAACCAAGAAAATAGCCCAGAGAAGTTTGCGGTTGCCACCGGCCCGCTTCTCTTCGCGTTCGCGCCATTCCGAAAGTGAGGCAACTGTTTTCACGAGTCCCTCCTGTCCGTTACCGTCAATGACTCTGAGTACCCTTTTGAGGTCTTCTGCAAAAGGGCAGTCATCCCGCATGTGGGTTGGAACTCGATCTGCCACTTCATACTCCTCCGTGTGATCCTACGCCTCTGTCCCGGTTGGATACGGGCGCGATTACTGCACTTGCGAAGCGGTGATGCTAGTTACTCCTACTTCACAACCTTGCAATACGACGGCTTCCTGTACAGATGCCTCAACCTGCGATGCTGGCACTCGTCTATAAACATCCGCCATTCATGTACTCTCATCCTAACCGCTCTCTCGTGTTGCTGGCGCACGGTCGGCGTGTGCGGTGCGAGTAGCGCGAGTAAGAGAAGAAGGTGCATTATTGCACCTGCGCGGTAATGTCGAATGTCGGAGCAGTCACGCAAGTACCTCCAGTAAAGGCAAACCCGTAGTAGTCTCCGGGCGTCATGGTGACGCTGGCGCTGTACTGATATACCCCATCGGATGTTCCTGTTGTGACCGCCGCAACACTCCCGATTGCACTACCAAAAGCTGTTGATGGGGATGTTCCCAAGTCCATCATTGAGACAACCGGAGCCCCAGTACAGGAGATCGTGCCGCTCAGTCGCACAATAATCGTTTTGAAGTGAACCTGCAACGGTTCCGCAAATACAGGGCCAAGCATTGTATTTGTAGCGAACAGAGTCCCTTCAACGTGGGCATAGTCGCTATGCGCAAGCCCAGTACCGCAAACTCCTCCTCCCGTCCCATCCGCAAGGCAGGGGCTTTGCTGCGAGGTTCCGTTGCTGATTGTGACTGCACTCCCACTTCCACCAATGGCTACATTTCCGCCGCGAGGATTCAAGTCCAACGTGCTTGAACCTCCCGTATCATATCTCTGTGCCTGAAGACCACTTACATATTGCGCTACAGGATAGAAAGCTAGTTGAGTATTTGCGGCAGGATTTATGCCTATAAAAATAGCAATATTAGAGCCAACTCCAGCATAACCATTTTCTACTGTTAGAGTACCAACAGAGTCTCCCGACGACACAGGATAATTGATTGTGTTGTTGAATATTTGTGGCTGCGAGGTTGCTCCAATGGTTGCTCCAGTTGCCAATAACGCCCCGGAGAGCGACGTGAGAACATTGCTGGCCGCGATGCCGCTGTCTGCCGCCTGCCCGCCTGTGCCGGTGAAGCTCACTAGATTGCCGCTGGTTGAACTGGTCGGGCCTGTTGTGATG